ACGATCTTGGGAGCTTCCTCGGCCATCTCCTCTTTCTTCATTTCTTCCTTGGGTTTCATCGCCTCTTCCAAGGCGGAGAGACGAACCTTAATTTCGTCCATGTCTTTCTTATAATCATTGTTTTCCATATTTGATTTGTCCTTTTTGTCAAGTGGAGCTTCCTCCACGGCTTCTTTGGCTACGGCTGGGATGCTCTTGCCTCCCTGCACATAACCGAGTTTTTCCATAAACTTCACCATCTCCTCGAATAATCCATTCGTGGCGGCTGGGCTGGAAACTAAATCAGCAGAGGCGATGCTCTGGGGTCGAATGTAATCCTTGCCATTTATAGTCTCGGACTCATTCACAAAGGCTAGGGAAACGCCGAACTGGTCTGGGGCTTCCGAGGCCATCTCTTTGATAAGGCCGTAGTGAGGGGAGTTGCGGAGCAAGCGGAGGTCGGCCACTAGCTTATCCCCTTCGATGCGAGGATTCCTTGCGAAGCCCACAACCGCCTCCAATCCAGAGCCGTGATTCATCTTGACCTTTACGCCATTCTTTGCGCTTCCCATAAGTTTGAGGGCAGTCTCTAGGCTTGTTTTATCCACGAAAAGGTCGTGTCCTTTAGCCTCTCCCACCTCCAAAATGCTCACCCCGCCTAGCTCCATTTCATCCATCTCCTCGTCCCGATATGTCGAATAGGCTACGGCTGAACGCTGGCTTTCGTCTGGGAAGTCACTCACGGCTTGCTCGTCTCCCATAAAGCGGGAAACAAAGTCTTGTTCGGATTCGTCAGCGGAGGGAATGGGCAGGGGCATAAAGCATCGAGGTTATGTCAAAGAAGATCGCCGTCTGCCGCTCGATATGACTTCTTGACTTCACCGCCACCAGCCATCTTGAGAAACTTGTTCACCCTAGCCATCGCCCAAGCGTTGCGTGAGTTGGGCTTTCCTCCGGTAATCGTTGGCCTAAAGCTAGTCGAGAACGCGCCCGCCCCCCTTCTGAATACTTTCTTCAATGCTCCAAGGCTCGGGGTTTTCCTTGAGGGGTACTTGTCCTTGAACTCGGCAATCTTGTTCTTGAGGGCTTCTTCGTTCTGCTCTGAAATCTCAATATCCCCTGCCTTGCTTCTCGTAGATGCAGTTCCTTCAGGATTCTCCTTTGAGCCTTTGATTCGCTCTTTGGGAGGGGCTGGGGTTTGGGAGACTGGTCGGGCAAGTTCTTCGTCTCGTATTGGCGAAAATCCATCAGCTCCAGAATCAATCAATCTTTCTTCTATTGGCATTTGTTTAATACTCCTCAACATCTATTTCAAACTCTAGCGTATTCTTTTTTCTCCTTGGTTCTCCTATTAAACGCAGTCTCTTCCCCCGAGTCAATACAAACTCTTGCTCAAAACTTTCCACCGAAACATCCTGCAAGGCTTTAAGATTTTTAGACGACTTTAGGGTCATAAATACAGAAACAGGCTCTTTTGTTTTTGCAAACGAAAAGAAGGCGGCTTTGTTTGAGTCGGGGCTAAAGGATGTTAATGTTCTATTTGTGGTTTGACCACCCCTCAATCCCTCAAAAAAGCGGTTTGCGTCCTCTTCTGACTTTAGCGAAAGACCTCGGTACATATCTGTTTTTTGTGTTTGAGACGATTGCTTATTAATAAGGGAGATTATTCTTTGTCCTTCTTTTCCTTCTGGATTTGTGTTTATTTCCCTAAAACGACTTCCGGTAAAATCCTCAAATAGCTTTTTATCGTTTTTATCTGATTTTATGGTTTTTGCCCATTCGACTGCTTTTGCGTCTGGTTCTTGTGATTGAGCTGTGCCCTTCTTGATTTTATCTGAACTAGGAATTTCTTTCTTTGGTTTTTCTGGGATTATAGGCGGTTGGGGTTTTTTGGCTTGTTCTTTTTGTTTTTGAGTTGTCGGCCTTTTGTAATCCTTGGGGAACTTCCCACCGGGTCGGGTTGGCGTATAGCCCCCCTTGAGTGGGGGTCTGCCGTAACCCTCTGCACACTTGTTGTCTGGCCCGAAAGTTCCACCCTCATCTTGCCCACAATCCCTGCCAGCAACAAACTCGGTTTTCTTGTCCCTAGCCTCCATCTGTCCGACTACTTTCTTTGCCCAAGAAAAGCCAGCATCCCCGCCCCATCCATTCCACGCCTGCCAGCCCTTGCCTTGCTCCCCGAAGGTCGCTCCCTTTTTGTCCACTTCGTGCCTATCAAAAAAGGCTTTCATTCTGCGAACTGTATCGGGAGACATCTTCACCCCATTGATTAAATCTCTAGCCCTAGCGATGCCCACCGGAGTCATTCCCCTTTGGCTGGGTGGTTTCGTCTCTCTAACATCCAAAGCCCTTTTAGCGGCCTCCCTAGCTCCTTCTGGTGGGGTAAAATCAATCCCATCGTATTTTGCTAACTCAATCCCACCCATCATTCCCTCAATCAGCATCTTAATCGATGCTGGGTCGAGGCTTTCTAAAACTTCTAAACTACTTTTTTTTTGTGCGGTTGCCGTGGGGGCGGTCGGGGGTGTAGTAGGTTCTGGGGCTGGGGGTGTTGCGCCTCCCGAAGTATCCCCGCCTTGGTCTTTCTGGCTTGCGATGCGTTCTTCTTTTGTGGTTGGGATGATATTCCCCTCTTGTATCCCGCCAACGATATTGATGGCTTGCTCTCTTGAAATTGTTGGGAAGGCCGAAGTAATAACTGAAATCGCACCTTCCTTGGTCAGAGCACCGGCGGCAACGGCGTTGATGATATTGATGAGCGAAGCAACTTGTGCGCCATTGAGCGAGATGTCTTGGATTGGCTGGCCTTCCTCGGTCTGCCCTGCTTGTCCTTGTCCCGATCTTTCTGCGGCTTGCTGTGCATACACCAAGCTCTCAACGATGTCTGATATTGCCACCGCTGGGATGTCGTATTCTTTAGATAGCTTCTTAATGAAGCTTGCTTCTTGTGCCCTTTGCCGTAGCGAGCTTTCAAAATCTTGGCCGCGTTCACTATAAATATCGGCGGCGGTTCGCAATCCGGTCTTAAACTCGGCTATATTTGCTTGGCTCTCCCTCCCTAAATCTATGGAGACATTCGCCCCGAAATTAAAGATGCCCTTCGTTGTTCTTGTCCCAACATTGTCCTCAATCAATCCCCTCGCAACTGCGTCTGCAATCACGATGTTTTTAATTGGGCGAAGAACTTTGTCCTCAAGTAGTTTCTGGTATCTGCGGAAGGTTCGCCCTGCTTGTTGCATCTCAAGTCTTGCAGTCGGGCCACTCATAGCGGAAGGGTCTACGGCGAATGAATAAGGGATGCCAAGGCCAAGGCAAATGTTCCTCAAAAGAATCTTGTGGAACTCAGCAAACGCACCAGAGGGACGGCTCGGCCCATCGGGGAACACGATATCCTCACCCGGTTCTAGGTAGGAGATTTTGCCCGACTCAATCGCTTCTAGTTTGATAGTATCACCATTAACATTCTCATCGTTCGTGAGGGTGGAGAGGTCGGAAGCGTTGTTGTTATTTCTGCGAACAACTGCGGATTGGCTTGAGGCAACTCGTGCCGCCATCTTCTCGAAGTTCACGATATCGTAAATGTCCGTGCAATCATTTATGGCGGTATGGAAAGCACTTACTCCCCGATACTGGTCGATGCGGAGTGGGTCGAATAGGTGAAAGGCTTGGCTTGCGGGGATGGTTGCTTGGTAGGTGTAGAAATCGCCGATGCTTCGATTGTAAATATCGTAGGCACTCGGCGCACCAGTATCTCGATCAATATGGATTCCACCGATCAAATCTAGGCTTGTATAAACCTTGAATGGGTCGCCCACTCTATCTGCCTCGATGCCTTGAATCTTTAAGTTCCCATCCTTATCGCGAACCAAAACGAAAAGGAAGTCACCATCCCGGAGCATACTCATCATTGCGACCTGCATAAGGGTTGAGCCGGTATGCCTTGTAGAGATATCGCACTTGTCCCACCACTCTGCCCAATATGCCTCAACCTCTGTATTGACTTCGGGGTTTTCTGTTCGGGCTTGGTAGGAAATATTTGCGGCCGTATGGCTGGCGAACTTCATAAGGATGGAGCGAACAAGGCCAACATTCTCTGCCAAGTCCCTCGCCCTTTTCATCAACTCTACTCGGTCGTAATTAGAGCGATAATCTTCCGCACCAGAAAGCGAGCTCGGCCCTTTGCGCTCCCTTGTATATTTGACCGCATCGTAAGAGAAGTTTACGAGCTTCTGCCGTGCAATCATCCGATTAACTGCCCCTTGCGGGTTCAGAAAGGCAACCGCTTTATCGATTAAGTTTAGCTGGGCTTTTTTCACGAGAAGTTGGCGTAGGTCGTGCGGATACGAGTTCCGTTAGCTGACTCAATGGCTAGGGTTAGTTCCGCAATCGTATCTCTCACCTCGCCGAGATTCGCTCTTGAAAACGAACGACCAGCTATCGAATAGCTTGAACCCGCCACCGCTATCGCCTCCAAACAAGTAACATACTTATCACGAAGAGAAGTTAGGGTAGCAAGGGGTAGCCCAATGAAATCACCCTTCGCCATTCTCAACCTCCTCTGTCAAACTTGCGGGTGAAACTTTAAGCCGTCCGTGGAGTGCCGCACCCACGATGTTCATGCATTCGCAGTCCATTAAATGATTATGCTTTCCGATTTGCTTCCAGACAAGTCTTTCCCTGCCAGTCATGGGATTTTTCACCCTTACCTTCACCTCTGCTTCGATATGAACCTTCCAAACATCGGGCGTATCTAGGGCGATAAATCCTTCCTCTTTCAATAGTTGGGAGAGGATGTCTTTGATGGATGGGTTAGACCAACGCCAAATTGGGCAGAGCTTCCACTTCCATCCCGCCTTTGATTGAACTGCCTTACCAGAAAAGGGGTCGCCATTTGCGATTCGGGCGTATGGCCTTTGAACCTTCTGCTCGTTCACGATCTCGGAGAAGCTGGTCTTGTCCGAACCGACCAACGCAACCCAGCCGTTCTTGCAACAATTCAAATATACATCTCTGGTTTGATCGCCCGAGTCAATTAGCACGCATTTATCCTCAACGTTAAACTCATCTTGTTTTGCCTTTATGTCGCCCCAAGTTTCTAGCCTACCCGCCCACACGAGCCTTGGTTTGCCATCTAAATCCCAAGCCCTAACTACACACCAAGCGTGGAAGCCCCCCGCCTCTTGGATGTCACAACTCATAATCAGCTTATCCCCCATACGAACCTCGCCCATCTTGTAAGCACCGGGAACGATCTGCATCTTTTCTGATTCGTGTTCCATCCAAGGCTCGGCTAGGACTCGGTTCACAAAATCTTGTAGGCCGATAATCCCGCTGTGTTTATCTTGCAGGAACTTGACCGCCAAGCTCCCAAAGCTAACCCACGGAGCGTATAGGCCGTTGAGGTGATACGAGCGTCTGGCTGGTTCGCCCTTTGGATTGGTTGCCCTCCACTCCCCCTCTCGGAGCATCTTGGTTTTTTGGCCGTCTTGAATCTTGCCCTTGCATCCCTCGCATTCGTAGTAGGTCGAGGATTTTATTAGGGCGTAATCATAAACGCCATCTTCTATCTTGGCCGCCTCATCCCACTTCACTTGCCCCCAGATTAGTTTTTGTTTTAATCCACAATGGGGGCAAGGCACAAAATAAAAGCGCATATCCCCCTTCTGCCATTCAGCCCAGATTATTGAGTCGGCAGTTGTCGGGGTGCTGGTTGCTATGATTAAATGATTAGGGTAAGTGCTGACTCGTGCTTCCGCTAACTGCACCGGATTTGCCTCTCTCCCCGCCCCCGCTTGCTCTGGGAACTTATCGACCTCATCCATACAGAGCAACGCAATCGAGCGACTGGAAAGAGCCGAGGCACTTGTTCCCGCCCACCACACCGAGCATCGCTTAAAATGTTGCTCTAGGATTTTGATCTTGTCGGTGTTGTCGGGCTTTTCTTTTGCTAGGGCTGGGCAATCGTCCACCATCGGAAGCCATCGGGTTTCTGTAAATGATCGAGCTAGATGTTCCGAGGGCATCACCCACAAGACCGGACAAGGGCGTTCGGCGATTCGGTAAGCTAGGCCAGCGAGAATCGTTGTCGTCTTTGAGGTCTGCGCCCCCCATACCAACACCACCCTCCGAATCGAATCATCACCAAAAGCCTCTAGGGGTTCACGGACATAAGGCGTAAGAGTTGTTGAATATGCTCCGGGTATGTTCGTTACCCTCGCCGAGAGCGTGAGGTTTTTCTCTGCCCATTCTGGGATTGATAGTTGTTCTCTTGGCTCAAAGAAACTACGGCTGAACGCCCCGATGTTCATCTCTTAACCATATAATCTTTTGCATACGCCCACGCTGGGTTCATGTGAATCTTATGATGGCACTCAAAGCAAACCGCCAAGAAAAACTCTACCTCGTTTAGTCTATCCCCGAACCTACCTCGCCTATGGTGAACTTGGCTCGCCATCTTGCTCTGGCAGACTTGGCAGACTGGTGTGTTGCCCAAAAACTTCTCTCGCACATCAGAATAAACCTCATTCTGCTTTCGTCTCTTGGCAGACACTCGGCGTAGTTTGCCCCCTCGCTTGAGTGGGGTTTTGCGTTTGAGAGGCGAGCGTTTCATTTTGTTTCCCGAACACCAATGGCATAGATAATAAGAAAAGCGGCATCAAACCAATCCAGCTTATGACTTCCTCTGGCAGTTGATAAAATAGTCCATATAAAAAGAATTATTATCAATGGCTCTACCAATTTGAAGATATGGTCGACTGGTGTTTTCATTCGTCAAAGAGGGGCAGAATCAATCCCAGCAAACCAAGGGTGGCTATGATGACAAGGAAGCATTCGTTCACTTTTTAATCCACTTCCCAATACACTCAAATAAAGTGGTGAGTAGATAGGCGAGAATAATACAAGCCCAGAACGCCACATTGATTAGCACGATTCCAAGCACTATCCCGACCCCTATTTTTAATCCTAGTATCACTTAAACGCCCCCTCTGCTTTCTGGATGGTAACGAAGATTTGATTGATTCCGTCTTGGATGGCTTGCTTTGCACATTCTGGGTCTGATGGGTTTGCTCTGGCCGCTAGGCTCGAAGGAAGGGCATCCAGAAGCGATCTGATTGCTCCGTGCCACTTCGTTATCCATTCTTGAACTTCCCCCATCCGAACTGTGACTCGGCTCACTTCTTCCCATCGAGCGTGCTCCATTTCTGCTTCTGCCACTCGCTTTTTTGCTTCGCCCCATCCTTGAACTGCTGACCGCATAGCTACTGGATTTTTGCTGTTTGCGGCCGTAACTACCAACGAGTAAGCAACTACCTCGGCTTGCTTCGCTCGATTCAATCGTCCAAGCGAGGTTTTCGATTTGTATGACTCGGCATCCAATTCTTTCGATGGCTCGGAGGAGATCGGGGATGGTGTTCGGGCTATCTGTGATTTGCTCACTCGCTTCTGGTTTGCGAGCCTCCATCTTTGAGCGTCTGGTTCGGAGGTGAGCGGCATTCCCCGCTTTACCATTCGAGACAATTGCCCCGCATCGATGCCCCACTTTTCTCGGAGTTCTTTTTGGGTAATCATTAAACATTTTGAAATTGGAGCGTATCGGTCGGATTTGCACCGCCCCCTCTTGGCTGGAAGCCAAGCGTGCCGCTATCAGCACTTGATACGCGTTTGGGATAAGGTTTTGCTAACGATGATATTCTTTCTCTAATTTTGGGGTCAAGTGGCATCAGGTAGCGGTGTTTCCCATTCTTCCAAATCTTTTTGCAATCTGATGGTTTAATACATTTGCCGGACAAGCTTAAATTTTCTGAAACATTTCTTGGATGCCATAGTTTCCCCCTTTTGTCTATATAAAAAAAACATCCTTTTGTTTGTCCACTGTAAATCCAATTCGTCGCCTGATAAATTCCTCCGTGGTGATTCTGGTTTGTGTCTGCGAATGAAACAACAATTTTAAGGCCGGGGTTTGATTTTTTTAGCATTTTTAGGCTGAGTGCCATTATTTTGCTTACTGGTGTTTTGTGATTCGTTAAGGCTATTCTGGTCAATTCACATCCTTCTTGCATTGATAAACCATATGGTTTCACTAGGTCTGGCGTAGCCCCATAACTATAAATTGTAACTCCTATAAATGTGCCATCCTCCCAAGCCCCTATTTTTACTAACTTACTTTTGGGTATGCATTTGCTGTAATGCCAATTTTGGCAGGCATATTTTGCGGCATCGTGAGTGGCCCAATCTAAGCGAAGATTTGGTTTGTTATCTTGTAAATTCATGCTTGCAGTTGGGACAAACTATTGGAGTTTTTTCGTCTAGTTGACCCTGTTCTTCTTCAGTTCCGGGGGCAAAATTTGGGTCTGCCGTTTGTTCCATCATCAAGGCAATCTCATCCATACCGAACCCGGTGATTTCCATATCCAGATCGCCAGTATCGATTTCCTCTAGGATGTCTTTGAGCATCGGCATATCGAACTCTCCGCTCAACTTGTTGAGGGCGATGTTGGCCGCCTTCTCTTTCTGCTCATCCAGATCAACCGCCCAAACATCCACCTCAGTTTTGCCCATCGCCTTATAGACCTTGAGCCTCTGGTGGCCTCCAACCACATTCCCAGTTCGCACATTCCAAGTGATCGGCTGGATGTTTCCGAACTCCGCTAGGCTTTTGGTCAATCGACCCATCGCCTCATCGGAGATTTTTCTAGGATTATATTTTGCCGCCGATATCTCGGAGGTTTTTTTGGTTAATAGACAAGGATATTTCATAGGGTTAAAAAAGTTACGCAAGATTTGGTGATGTAAGTGTTTGACATAAAGATTCTTGGGTCAACTCGCACAAAATAGGCGCGGCGGGAACCTGTCTCTGAGGGTTTTTGCTGGGTAGGAGTCTTCTAAACATGGGGGGGGTGGTCTCAAATTTTTTTTGGCGACCTCCCAAATTTTTTCCCAAATTTTTTCCCAAATTTTTTTTCTTTTTTTTTCTTTTTTTTTCATTTGTATTGCGTTGATTTTAAGAGTGTTTGTAGCTTTTTTCTGTGCTTTTTTTTCGTGTTTTTTTCGTGTTTTTTGGTGCTTTTTTTACCCATTTGGGGGTAATTTTCCACCTGCTTCGATGAACGCCTTTACGATTGGTTCAGCCTCGGATACGAAGTCGGCCTTCTGTACTGATGACCAGTCTTGTATGCTCTTGCGTGTAAGCCATTGGCGGCAGGCTACTAGGTAGTGATGCCATGACCTCTGGGGGCGGGGGGTGGAGGTCTCGATGGGGTCGGGCATTAACCCCACCCAGAGGGCTAACTGCTTGAGGGATTGGGGGCTTGGGGAGTGGAGGCTGGGTCTGGCCTTAGCCACCCTTTTGAAGCGGCGAGCCTGCTCCTCGGATACCCCCCCCACCCCTAAAATTTCTGGGAGGTTTAGCCCCTCAAGTTCTGCCGAGGCTATGATGTCCCCGGCATCGGCCGCTAGGCTGATGGCTTGCCCCATCTGTTCGATGGCTGTTTCCTTGGCTTTGTCTAAAAGCCTCACCGTTTTTTGTAGTTCCATTCCGATCTGTTTTTCGCTCATTTCTGGGATTTCCTTTTAGGTTATGCCGTGGCCTCAACGAGTTCCTCATTTTCGACTTCGGCTGGTGGTTCGATCTCTCGAAATCTGTCGGCGTGAAAGCCTCGCTCCGGGTGCGGTGGCGTAGTCGAGCAGGGATTCTTTAGCCCCTCAAGGTAGACCACGACTTCGCCTTCTTGGCCGTTCAGCCCCACCCCTACCCCTAGTCCCCTTACCACATACACCTTGTCCTTGATCGGTAAGTGGTTGTAGAAAAGGATGATCTCCGTTGGGAAGCGGTCGTCCACACATATCACTTTCGAGCCAGCCCTCATTTTTTGCCCCTCTTTTTTATGCCTTTTGCCCACGCTTCCTTGTTCCATTTGGGGCATTGTTCCCGCCTCTTTTTGTGGACTCGCAAGGCTCGCTCCTTGTAAATCTGCCTCACCCTTTCGCTCCGCTGGATGCGTAAAACCAGCCCGGTGCGCTGGCTCAACTCCGTAAGCCGTGCCGAGATGGCCGCCCTTGTGTATGGCTTGCCTGTGCTTGGGTTAATGTACCGTTTTGCGATCGAGGTCAGCGAGTCGGGAGAGCGATTCGTGGCGAGTGCTAGCAAGGATTCGTCCAAGGTGTCGTCCCTCCTATGCCTCAACATTTGGCTATCCCCTTCGTGCTTAATCGTCTGCTCCACCACCTCTGCCGTGAGCTTGGCTAGCTGGTCAAGGTCGATGCTGGGGTTCATCGCCTTCATTTTTGCGAGCCGCTCCTTGACCCGATCTTGCAGGGTGTCGATATGCTCTGCCATATCGGGCGTGTAACTAGCCAAGATTGAATCCGCTGGGTCTTGGCCGAGGTGGTTCATTTACTGGATTTCCACAACTGCCGTCCGTCCAACCCTTGCCAACTCCCGCCTCGCCTGCCGTTCGCTAGCGTAGAAAAGGTCAACGACTGGCAACCTAGATTTACCCGATGCCTTTCGGGATATAACTGCCGTTCCTGTGTCGTGGGCGTGATAGGTCTTTCCTTCGATGATTAGCTTTGTTCCATAGGGGATAAGTTTAGGGTCGACCGCACAAGATTTGCCGGAAACTAACCGTTTTCCTGTTGAGCTTTTCCAGCCGAACTCATCCTCACCCAACCAGTAGGCCGTGATTCTGGCCTTGATGGTTTTCTTGGGTGGCGGTTTGGGTAACTCAACCATTATGTTTGCCCCTTGCACCGAACCGAGGAGGGCGATGGCTAGGATAAGGATGGCTTTTTTCATCGTTAGAAAGTGGAGTTGCTCGCACAAGTGGCGGTAGCGTCTCGATGGGGATTCGTCTCCCTTGGTTCTTTTGCCTTCTGGGTTGTCAATCGTGGCCTTGAGCTTGGCGATCTGTGCCTCGATCTCCTTGGCTTCCATCTTATTGATTTTCTTGTTCACGCTTCAACGGCCTCCCGCCAATGGCATCGCTTGTTCCGTCTCTTTAGTTTTCCATCACCCTCAAGACAGCGGAGGTGATACTGGATTGCTCCGTGGGTTTTGCGTAGAACTTGAGCGATGGTGCAAGTGGGAATCTCGTTGGTGATTAGGGTGAACACGGCATCTCGGAGCATATCGATGGTCGCTTGGTTGCGGTTCTCTGCGTAGAGTTTCGCCATCTCCTTGCCGGGGTAGCGATCAGATAAAATGCCCTTGGCCTTTGCCTCGGAGGATGTGAAGGGTTCATTCATTGAATGTGCAAGCTACTTTGAGTCAGATTTGAGGCAAGGGATGATTTTAAGTTGTTCATTTCTGCAAATAATACTCGGCCACTCGCTTGCCGCTGTTGGTTTGAACCGTTCGCTTCTCGATCTGATGCCCCGCCTTTTTCAAGTCGCAAATCCGACTCGCCAACCGGAAGCACTTAAACCATTCCAGAGCTTCCAGAGCCGTGAGGTTTCGCCCAGTTTGTAGGTGGGCTAGGATTCGAGCGTTCTGGTCGTGGCCTTCCGTCTTGACTGGATGCGTGGTTCGCATAAAGGGCAACTCGAACTGCTCGGCCTCTAACATTGCGATCATTTTCTGCACCCCTTACTTTTCCGAGCAACGAATCCTCGCTCTTTTGCGTTGCGTATTGTGGTATAATCACAACCCCAAGCCTTCGCCAGTTCGTGAATATTCATTCCCGATGCGAGTTGAGCCTTCCATAATGCCCAGCGTTTTGAAACAGTTGCGAACGAGCGATTGCGAGGCATCCGATATTTGCCAATAGTCGGGCGTAGCTCCTTCGGGATGTCGAGAGGGGTAGAAGTCCCCATAATTAGGCTGGAAAGCCCTTTAGAGGCCAACTCCGCTCGATTTTGTGCCATCTGGGAGGTGAGTGTGGACACCATTTGCTCAAATTGGGCAATTCTGTCCTCACATAGCTTTACCCGGTGGATTGTGGCCGCTAAAACAAGCTCGTTCATGGACACCCCGCCTTTTCCCACGCCTCAAGCGTATGAAAGCCCATAATTTTGTATGTTGGTGGGGATTCACACCCCGACTTGATTGGTTTTTTCATTGGTTGGTTTCCTTTTATTGGTTGTTGGTTGCTTCTGCGCTGACAGTTCCTTGCACACGCCCTCCAGTCCTTAACCGATGCCCTGCCTCCGACCTTCCATCCGTTCGATTGGTAGTAATCAAAAGCCGACTCCGCGTCCGTCAGCCTCCATCCGATCTCATTTGCAAAGGCAATCCATTCGGCGTGCGTGGGGCGCAAGCCCTCTCTCTCTGTTCTGGCTTCTAGCTTCTGACTTCTAGCTTCTAGCTTCTGCCCCGTGACATTCTCTGGACATTCTCTGGACATCGGACGGACATCTGCGTGACGCTGGTGCATCTTCCTGCTAGCGTCAGACTTACGCACTCGCTCATCCTTGACCATTCTGCGGGAGATTATGGTTTCTTTGTCGAAGCTGAACACACCGGAGGCGTTCAACTCGTCCATCAGTTCCATAGTCTTTTGGGGTAATAGCCCAACGATTCGGGCTATCTGTTCGGCTCTCGCTGGTTTGCCACCGATGAGGAGATGGCCGTGGGATTCGGACTTTGCCATAAGACAAAGCATATCCACCCACAAGCCCCTTGCCTCAACCGAGCAAGACCGCAAAGCCTCATCGGAAAGCCAGTCACCCGGATAGAATTTAATCCACGGCAACTTCACTTCTTGGCCTTTTCCACATCCCGCTTCTGGTATTTCTTCGCCCTCTCCAATAGCTCCTTAGTTATACGATGTGAGTAGTCTAGGTGGCTAATGATGTCCTTGTAAGACTCCCGCTTTGCGTGGTCGAAGTCCTTAAACAAGTCCCTCAACCTCTTGGAAACAACTGAGTGGAACTGCTCAACCAGTTTTAATCTCTTAACGCTCATCGTTGTCCAACCAGTCTTTTAGCCAACCCCAGAATCGGCCTAGCAGATATAGCCCCAGAATGAATACGCTGTATGAGATGACCGCAACTACGAACCACTCCGCTAAATGATTCCCGATGGACAAAAGGGAACTCACCATTTGGGTGCGGTCGGCCACTTTGCCCAAAGTACGACTTCGGTTTGTTGACCCCAGTTGTGGGCGACATAGTCCCCTTGTAAGTATCTCCCGCCGACAACTTCTTTTCCATTATAGATAAGAACCCTGCTATTTTCATTTGGTATCTCCTTGGTTGTATTCCACTCCAACATTGACCACTTGGTTTCTGGTATCCGAACATCAACGGCTGACATCTGCGAGCCTCCTTATTGCAACCACCACCTCGTTTAATATTCCGGTGATGACTGCGTCCTCTGTTCCGTCTGCCAGTTGTTGCACGAGGTCGGCACATCGTTCTCTTTCGAGGTCGGCGGCCTTAACCCTCACATCGTTAAGGATGTCTTGGATGAGTTCAGAATGGGATTTCATCGGGTGTTCCTTTTCTTAACGACTCGGCCTCGAGGAGAATCTCTGCGATTATTTCGTTGCGGATAATGTCGTTCTTGTATGGTTTGCCGTCTGCTCCGGGCTTGAGGTCTTGCCTAGACAACCACTCAAGGTAGTCCAATCCCTTGTCTCCCAGCATAGCAATCTGCCGAAGCGTTGAACCCTTGTGCTTGCCAAATTTCAGCTCCATATCCCTCGGCTCACCGCCATTCGTCTTGACCGCAACGCCGTTGAGCTTTGCCGTGATGTCGGCTAGGTCTGCTTTGCTTATAAAGCTCTGGGGTCTCTTGGCGGGTTCGGCCTTAGGTGCTTCCTCAAACTTCTCCGTGTTGATATCTTGGAATCCCCCATAAGGAACTTCCTCGGCTGGGGTGGTGGATAGGCTCTTGTCGATTAGTACTACGATATGGGCAAAGGCAGAGCGACAAGCCCTACTGATTGCACGAGTCTGGCACATCGCCCTCTTAGCGTAGGTCGGACGCTTCTCCCACATCGGCTCGTCGTCTCCCAGAAACCCCTCGGCTTGAGATATGACTTGTCCGTTGTCCATTCGCTTTACTTCACCGATGCAACGATACCCATCTTCGAGGCGCTCAACATCTCTGGCCGATGCAACGCATCCGTGAGCGACTGCGATGGCTTGCCAGCCCTCGACCCGGACATAATCCTTTTGGCCTATGCGTTGGCAAGTTTCTTTTACTATGGCTCGACAAGCCCCAGCCACATCAGTAGCTTGTCGGATATGGTTGGAGACTCCGTTGCCGTTGTGTACTGCTAGTTGGTCATTCATTTGTTGGTTCTTTCTGGTTAGTAGTTTGGTTGTTCGTAGTGGCCGTACTCTTCACGCTCTTTTCTAACTGAACTTGGGAATCTAAAGAAAGAAAGGTCTTTCTTCTCATCGTGTTCTTGGTCGGTGAACTTTACGGCCTTGGGTTCTTCTGCTTTTGCTGTTTCTTTTCTTGTTGGTTTTTTCATTTGGTTGTCCTTTTGTTTATGGTTTCTACTATCGGGGAAAGCCACTTGGTGCTGATATCGTGGGAGGGTATGCGGAAAACGAGGATGCCCATTGAGGCGGCGAGGTTGTACTTCTCCATGTCGTTGAGGAATCCAGTCGGCCTAGTGTGTCTGCCCCTCGTCCACACCCCGCCCTCTAACTCGATGGCTACGCCGTTCATGTGGTAGTAATCAAACCGAAAGCGTCTGCCATCTACAAACTTGTATTCCCTGACCAAGCCCCAACCCCCAAGACTCCTCCATAGAAGCTCAAACTTGACTGATGGGGTGAGCTTCATTCTAGTTTCTTCCCACCCAGTTCTTTGATGGGAGTAGTAGCTCTGGTTCTTTTGGTTGGTTGCCTTCGGCTACGATCTTGTCCATCTTGTCGAGTTCGGCGGCAACATAAAGATAGAACTGCCTGCGCTCATAATTCTGCTGGTCGATGTGCTTTGCAAATATCCTCACCCCCTGCAGGATTAAAAGCCCGATAAAGATTATAACCCCGAAGATCACCAGCGAATCCTCTGTTTCTGCCACGAGGGGGAACAGTAAGAGGGATTGGTGATGTAAGGGTATTTGCCGTCATCAAGGGCTTTCATCACGAAGCCTTCCCAGATAACTTCTCCCGCCTTATTATTTTGAAAGTTCATCTCCTCCCAGATTGCGCTGATCTTATGGTGGGCAAGACGGACAAAGCGGAGGAGCTTGTTGTTTGGGATATTAAAGGTGACGGCTTCCAAGTGCTCGATCTCCTTCATCCGTTCCGCATAAGGCTTCGGATTGGCGGGGTCGAACGCATCCATCACCACGATTGTTCCTTTGCCAGTCTTGGTGCGTTGTCCCATAATTTCGCAATCGACAAAGCGTGATTTAATTCCAGCCCCCAGAATCCTCTCGGCCATTAGGTTGTGGTTCGAGGCGAAATTGCCGTGGCGGTTGTAGCCTTGCTTGGTTTCTTGGTCGAACCAGCCTCGCCATCCGTTGAGCTTGCCCTCGATGGAGAAGCCCTCGGAAAATTCATCGTGGTGTGCGGGAGTAGCTGAACCTACTGGCCGTGCGGGGAGGGGAAAGGATGTCATTGGTTTGTTCTAGGATTTCGATTTTAAGTTGTAAAGGTTTATTTGAGGAGATGTTCAACTATGTAGAGGGTTGAGCCAGCACCTACGACCAGTCCGATGATATAGGCTATGAGGATTTTGTTCATTTAGTTTTTCTTTCTTTAGTTAAAGGATGTGGGTTGGAGGGGCAAAGAATTCCGCGTCTGGGTCTTCTTTGTATGGAGTCGTTGGCGTTTTGGCTTGGTTATTAAACAAGCAATCCGCTTTCTGAACTCGCATCAATTCTTCTTGTTGTTCTTTGTGACTCATTTCATTCCAGCTTTTTGTTTGCATACTCCAACCCTAACACACTTCCCCAAGTTGTCTACTCTTTTTTTATCTTATCTTAACGATTGTTTATAAGTCCCTATAAATATGCTACTTATGGGGGTGCTTAAGGGGTAGTATTTTGAATACTTTTAGCTGGCGAAGGGCTGGTTTTGATTTTGTTTGAATAACAAATAGGTGCTTTCGCTCCTCAAGTTTTTTATCTTTCACCATGTCTTTGATGAGTCTTGTTGCCGTGTTTATTTTTAAGCCCCAGAGTTTTGCAATCTCTGGCCGAGTGTAAAAGCCCTCTGGCCTTGGCGGTGCATATTTATTGTGGATGTGTTGCTGTAATAATTTCTGCCAAGGATTTCGTGGTTTCATATCAAAATGCTTTTATGTCGGTGGGTAAATAAAACTTGTTGCCCCTCTGCCGTGCTTGGAATACCTCGTGTGTCTTGTCGGGGTAGATCGCTCCGAATGCCCAGCCGTGTTGCCAGCGTAGTCTGCGGAGTTGGCCTCGATTATATTCCGGGGTCTTGTTGCAGAGGCATCCGATATTGTAGCCAGTCCGGGGGTCAATGGAGACGCTTCTAAAATAATCAATGGCGTGGGTGTGGCCGAAGATAACATCTCCGTAAGCATCGGCGTGTTGCTTGCCGGAGTGCATGGCGTGGCCGTAGCCGTGGACAAAGGAGAGAGAGCCGCACTTGTAAATCCCACCGACTGAATCGTAAGGGAACATTCTTGCTTTTGTTTCCTTCATTATCAATTCGATATTCTCTATCCCATCGTTTGCGTAGTCACGAGCCAGACCGCTTCGGCTGTTCCTAGCCATATCAAAAATCCGTTCATCGTGGTTGCCCCTCAAAAAGATTCTCTCATCCCCGAACTTAAAGAACTCCCGCAAGAACTCCTCCCCACAATCCCAATCCTTTTGCAGACTCGATGCTTGCTCCTCATCGCCTGCCCCTTTTCTAATCGCTCGAAAGTCCCAGAGGTCGCCGATGCAAACCACGAGATCGGGTTTATATTCTTTCGTGAAAGCAAGCAGAGCCTTCACCGAAGGAGCGTCTTGTTCGTCGCCGTGGATATCTCCACAAGCAACGAACTTAATTGGCTTCATAGGGGCTTAGATTGACCTGTAAGAGTTGTGTAAATAAGATTGCAACACTCTCTTGCTCGAGGGTTTGTCAATGTGTCATCGGTGCATCCATCCCTAGCTAGCTCCAACACGATATGCATTTGTTGGCGAAGGGTGAGGAGATAGGTCAGTTGGTCGGTTGCTTCCTCGATCGCATTCTCCACGAGGCGTGCGGTGGGCATTTCCCACAATTTAGTTCCGCCGTGTTCGACAACTCCTTTTTTGTATTTTCTCTCCATCGATTCGACCGCCGCCATTTGCAGGGTAGTGAGATGGAGGTCGTGCTTCTTTGTAAAAACTTTCTCTTCTGTTTTCTCCACGCCCTGAGCTGATGTCATCCTTTATCTGCTAGACCACGGACGCTTACTGACTAGAGAAATCTTTTGCTTGTTCACTTCTTGTTTTTGCGGAGAGATAAGCTCCCTCCACCCAGAGATATTCGCATCTTCTAAATGGGGTTGTTCCCAATCCAAGCCACGAAGGCCATGCTTCTCAGCAATTTTCCGTGTGATTGAATAGCCTTGGTCGTCGTCCCACGAGGCCACTAGATCCCCGCTGGGAGTGCGAGCAAGGGGAACATAGTCGATTGCGTGAGAGCCTTTGCCTAGGTCAATGTGGAGCGATTGCGGGGGTATTCCGCGAGCGTTTGTGACTTTGACCCCAGCTTTCGTGCGTCCACGGCTGTATAGCTCCTCTTGCTCTTGCGGCGTTCTGACCGAGCAGTAGATCAAAACTGGAATCTTTTTGCTCATCAGCTCCGAGTACCAAGCCCCCACCCTCTTGCCGAAACTAGGCTCACACTTTTCGATATGTCCCCTTGACCTTTCCACCGCCTCCCGAATCGTCATTGGTCGAGCCTCTTTCGGAGTCGTTCATTCTCCTCCACGAGTCGAGAAATCGTTTTGAGCGATTGCCCAAAAAGCTGTCTGTATTCTTCTGGGGTTGCTTTCGTTCGGTCAAGTTTGTCCCACCGCATAATGAAGTCCGTAATCGAATCTTGGTTCGGGACTTGGCCAAGGTCGTAAGGGCGGGTGGTTACGCACCCACACAGCAAACTACCTACGATGAATCCAGCTATCCACTTCCGCATCTCGTAGACGGCGGTTGTAAGCAATTTCTTCATCGTCCCTTTCCCTGCGGGTCTTAGCTCTATTTTTAAGCCACCAGAAAACAATCCCAACAACTCCTGCAAACGAGGCGATGGCGGCCTCAAACATAACCTACTTCTTCGAGAACTTACTGAGGAACGAAACGATCTTGGTGAGGGTCGCCTCCGGCTCATCACCGGGAATCAAAGAGGCCACGGCAATCACCGCTGAGAGCAAGGCAACCAACGCCCCCACCCAAGCAAAGACATCTTGTGACTGAATGAATGATAAGATTTGTTCCATAAGAAGAGGGGGGGTGTCAAAGACTACCACTTGCCATCTGGACATTTAGCCGTAGCCATTCTTGCCTTTGCCAACATTACGCATCCACACTTCTTACATATTGGACTCTTAAAATGCTCGCACGCCTTGCAAGTCTCTAGCCTTAAGCGGAGTGTTTCTTGGCTTGCTATTGGCATCCCAGCTTTAGCCCAAGTTCCAAGAGAATTAGCAAGACCCTTGGCTTTTTGGCAAGGGCTACAACTCACAAGGGCTGGCCAGTAGTTGTGTCGTATGTCCCACCATAAGACCAGTATTCAAATTCATAATTAAAGGTGCTTGATGCATAATTTGCTCCCCACATTTCAACCCCCTCAAAGTCTATGCTTCCTTCGATATCTGTTTGGCTTGGATTATTAAAGCCCCAGCCCTCGGGGCCGAAGGTATCTTGAAAAAATCCCCCAAAGCTAAGTCGGACAACATACCCCTCACCAAAAGAAGTTACTTCTTCAAATGAAAATGTGCTAAACAACCCCCCATCATTTACTAAATTTTCTTGGTCTTTGATAACCCAGCCGGGATTGCAAACCAACTTTTCCTCACTATCTGCCGCAGATTCAACAACCATTTGCCAGTTTCTAGTCCCCTCAAAAGGAAAGGTCGG